TTCAGTCAGCCGTCTATACAGTTTCAGTCGAAGTTTTCCAAGCAAGACTTGCCGGTGGAGGACAAATCGAAGGAGTAGATTTCTCACCAACCCCATTTAGAATGGGTCGATCACTTTTCAATAAGTGTGTTGGTTTGCTTGGTTCATATATGGACACCGAAAGCATGGCTCTCTAAATGCCAAATGAAACAATCCTTCAACAGATCCGGACACCTTTAGCAACCGCTTTATCAGTTGTCGCTGGAAATGTTTATTCATTTGTTCCTGAAACAGTAATTCCACCAGCTGTGGTGGTTGTGCCTGATTCACCATATTTGGAATTTGAAACAATAAGCAAAACTAATATCAGAGCCAAGATCAATTTTACCATTTCAGTTGCGGTTGCTTATAACAGCAATCCAGCATCGCTCGACAATATCGAGCAATTAATCATAAGTGTTCTGGCAGTAATTCCAGTTGGATACATTGTCAGCTCGGTTGAAAGACCGACAGTTACTCAAGTTGGTGCATCAACGCTGCTAATCGCAGATGTTCGAGTATCTACCTACTACACGCAAACAATATAAGGAGAAATCATGGCAACAGTCGTAATTACCGGTCGTGATGTTGGTTTATCTTTCACAGGTGGAACAGATATTCAAGCACAGGCGACAAACGCAGTTTTAACCAAGGTCAATGAGCGTCAGACTTATCAGACCATGGAGGGCGAGGCTTACAAGACCACAAACATTTCAGGAACATTCCAATTGGATATGTTGGCAGATTGGGGCAAGGCAAACTCAGTTTGTGAGGCTCTATGGACTGCTGCTGAAACTGCACCAGATACAGACATCAGCATGACACTTACAGCTGCATCAGGAGCACAATTCGTGTTTCCAGTAAAGCCGGAGTTTCCAACTGCCGGTGGTTCAGGTGTTGATGCTCAGACAGTATCATTCACATTCACAGTATCTAAGGGCGCAGTAACCGAAACCTTTAGTTAAAAAATAAAACGGGAGCAAACAAATGAAATTACCAATTACAATTGAATATAACTCAGGTGAGCAAGCAACCTACATTGCCCAACCACCTGAGTGGGCTAAATGGGAAAAGCAGACAGGAAATACTATTGGTCAGGCATCCGAAAAGTTGGGTATCTGGGATCTTATGTTTCTTGCTTATCATGCACATAAGCGTGAACTCGCAGGAGATAAGCCCATCAAACCAATGGATATTTGGATGGAAACAGTAGCCGATGTAATAGTCGGTGATGCAAACCCAAAAGCCACAAAGCAGGAAGCCTAAACAGATTATTGGTTGAGTTGGCAATAGCCACCAAGATTCCAATGAGTGAATGGGTTGATGCGGATGACATATTAACAGCGATCGAAGTATTGGAGGCGAGAAATGGCAGTTAGCACCGAACCTTCAATTTTCTTTTCTAAGAAAGAACTTAATCAACTTTCAAGAGTTTTTCGCAGCATGGATGATATTGCAAAAAACGAAGCTAAAAGAAAAATCCAAGAATTGGTTGGCAAGCAATTATCTGCTATTAGATCCATTGCTAGATCAAGAGGCAAAGTAGCACAAAGAGTTGCTGATGGTGGACAAATCAAAAAGTCATCATTACAAGGTGAATTAAAATTTGGTTTTGCTTCTCAAAGATTTTCAGGTGGCGCAACAACTCAATTCAATAATCGCAACGATGCAAAAGGTAATCGTAAAGGTATTGGCGCAGGTGCAGAGTTTGGATCTAGCAATTACCCACAGTTTCCAAGATGGTCTGGTCCAATGCCAAAGGGTCCGGGTTCAAGAGGCTGGTTTATTTATCCAGCAATTAGAGCATCTCAACCTGAAATTATTAAAGAGTTTGAGGAAATTATTAGCGATATTGTAAAGGAATGGTCTGATGGCAGCCAATAGCAATAGAGCTTTAACCCTTTCAATTGTTGCCGACATTGACAGTCTGCAAAAAGGATTAAAAAAAGCAGATACTGAAATTGAAACTTTTGGCAGTAAGGTCACCGCATTTGGAAAAAAGGCTGCTGCTGCATTCGCAGTTGCTGCTGCTGCTGCCGTTGCCTATGGCACTAAATTAGCCGTTGATGGCGTCAAGGCTGCAATAGAGGATGAGGCTGCACAGTTAAGGTTGGCTGCTGCCCTACGCACCGCCACGGGGGCAACTGATGACCAAATAAAGGCAACTGAGGCTTATATCCTCCAAACATCTTTGGCAACCGGTGTGGCTGATGACCAACTGCGTCCAGCCTTGCAACGCTTAGCCGTTTCCACAAAAGATACTGACGAAGCCCAAAAATTATTAAACCTATCTTTGGACATTGCCAAGGGTCGAGGCTTAGCACTTGAAACTGTTGCCAATGCTTTGGGCAGGGCTCAAGATGGAAACACCACAGCTCTTGGCAGATTAGGACTTGGTTTATCAAAAGCAGAATTATCAACCTTATCTTTCACCGAAGTTCAAGCGAAACTATCAGATCTTTATGGTGGCGCAGCAGCCGCTAATGCCGAAACATTTCAAGGCAAGATTGATCGCTTAAAAGTAGGATTTGATGAAGCCAAGGAATCATTGGGTGTTGCTTTACTTCCAGCCGTTGAACAATTTATTGGTTTTCTAAATAACACAGGCATTCCAACATTAAATGCGTTTATTGCAGGATTGACTGGAGATGAAGGATTAAGTGCAGGACTGGCACAAAGCCAAAAGGGTGCTGAAACATTTGGCAAAGCAATTGGCGGACTCGCAGATATATTAAAGGGCTTGCTTAACTTTATTCGTGAAGTTATTGGCGGATTGACAGAGTTAGCAAATCAAGCCATTAGAGTTGTTAATATCATTAAGCCCGGAGGAGATGTTGGATATATTCCAAATGTTTCCCCTAGTGCAAGTCAATTAGGAATGTTAGGGGCTGCACCATTGCCAGCAGTTCCAGCAAACACTAGAGAGAACCGAACAACAGCAGTTACTAACATTACAGTTCAAGCAGTAGATTCTGAAGGTGCTGCAAGAGCAGTTGCAAAAGTGTTAAATCAGAGCGCATCCCGATCAGTTCCACAGCTATACAACAGCGGGATAACTAGGGCTCGATAATGACAGTCTGGACACCTGACTGGAAACTAACTGTTGCTGGTGTTGATTACACCGACATTGCTATTAGCGATATTGCGCATCAAGCCGGTCGAGATGATATTTATACTCAACCAAATCCATCTTATTTGCAGGTTGCTTTAGTTGCCTTATCTGGTCAAACCTTACCTTTTCAAATTAACGATTCTTTGAGTTTGCAAGTTAAAGATAGTTCAGGAACTTATGTAAATTTATTTGGTGGAGATGTTACTGATGTAACTGTTGAGGTTGGGGCAACTGGATCATTGGCAACTGTTGTCAATTACACAATTCTTGCAATGGGTTCATTGGTTAAACTTGCCAAAGAAATTTACAACGACAATCTTTCGCAAGATGAGGATGGCGACCAGATTTATGAATTGTTGTCTAGCGTATTATTGGCATCATGGAATGATGTTCCAGCAGCTACAACATGGGCAACCTATGACGCAACTGAAACTTGGGCAACGGCAGGTAATCAAGGTTTAGGCGAAATCGATCAACCAGGGCTTTATACAATGTCTAGCAGATCAGCCGATCCTGATACTGTCTATAACATTGCAAGTTTTATTGCCGATAGCGCATTTGGTTATATGTATGAAGCACCTAACGGAGATATTGGTTATGCGGATGCAGACCACAGGCAGACTTATTTAATAGCCAATGGTTATGTTGATTTAGACGCCAAGCATGCTTTAGGTCAAGGATTATCAACTATTACAAGATCCGCAGATATTCGCAATGATATTTATATCAATTATGGAAACAATTTCAATTCACAAGCAACTGCCACAAGTGCAGAATCTATTGGCTTATATGGCTACAAAGCTGAAAATATCAATTCGGCTATTCATTCAGGTGTAGATGCTCAAGAGGTTGCCGATAGATACATTGCTCAGCGTGCCTTTCCGTTAGCAGCCTTTCAATCAATAACTTTTCCCATAACCAATCCTCAAATTGATAACAGTGATCGGGATAACCTTTTGGGTGTCTTTATGGGTCAACCATTAAACATCCAAAACTTACCAACTCAGATCTCAAATGGGGTCTTTGAAGGTTATGTTGAGGGCTGGCGATGGAGCACAAGGTTCAATGAATTATTCCTAACCATTAATCTTTCACCGGTGGCGTTTAGCCAAGTGGCGATGCGCTGGAATACTGTGCCAATTACGGAGGCATGGAACACAATAGATCCAACTTTAACATGGGAATACGCTACAATCGTAGCCTGATAATAGGAGAAAAATGGCAACTACTACAAATTACAGCTGGAGCACTCCAGATGATACAGCTTTGGTCAAGGATGGCGCAGCAGCCATTAGATCACTTGGCACAGCGATTGACACAACAGTTTTTAATAATGCTGGAGCAGCAATTGCTAAAACTATTGTCGATGCCAAAGGCGATTTAATTGTTGCAACCGCAGCAGATGCAGTTGCAAGACTTGCATCATCAGCATCCAATGGAGATTTATTAACAGTCGATACCTCAACAGCTACTGGACTTAAGTGGGCAACACCTGCTGGTGGTGGAAAAGTGTTGCAGGTTGTCTATGCAGAGTATTCCACAGCAACAAGCATCGCAAGCACTTCTTATGGCGACAGCGGATTGACCGCAACAATAACTCCAACTTCAGCGACTTCTAAAGTTTTAGCAATTGCATCACTTACTACTGTTGCGTATCGTGCAGGAGATGGACAAAATGCGTCTGCGCAAATGTTAAGAGGTGTAACTTCAATTAAAGATTATGGCAGGGTGCAGGGATTTTATTCCCCCAATTTAACCAGTGGTGAAGAATTTTACAGTCGTGTAGATTTGACTTATCTTGATTCCCCTACAACAACTTCTGCAACAACTTACAAAATTCAAGGTAAAGTTAGCACTACTGCTAATTCTGGACAAGTTACTTTCCAACCAAATTCCTCAATTTCAACATTTATTCTAATGGAAATAGGTGCATAATGGAACACGCCAACAAAGTTAAAGCAATTCAATTTATCAGACCAAATTCTGAATTTATTTTAAATGGAGATAAATTAGAATGGCTTGACGAAAATGTTAAGCAGCCAACCAAAGTGGAGATTGAAGCAGGTTTAATTGCTTATCAAGCAGCACAAGAATCTGAAGCCAATGCAAAGGCGGAAGCCAAAGCAGCAGCACAAACTAAACTTGCAGCCCTTGGTTTAACTGTTGAGGATTTACAGGCACTAGGCTTGTAATGAAGCCTTACCTATCTAAAGCTGCTGTTCAATTACGGGAACAAATTGATGATTGTTTCCCAGAGCGTAGCCGTAAATCTGATGGGTGGATTGGTGATGCTAGACATAGCACACGAAAGAGCGATCACAACCCAGACACAAATGGATGCGTGCGAGCAATTGATATTGACGCTCGGCTTTCTGACGACAAAGGGCTTTCAGCATATTTGGCAGATCAAATTCGATCATACGGGAAAACCAATGGTCGCATCAGTTATGTAATCCATCAGTCAAAAATTGCATCACCTTTACTTGGATGGCGTTGGCGTAAATATAAGG